GAAGATGCTCTTAAACAAGGTGGTGTTGGTATTCGTATAGCTGGTACAGAAATAGGACAAGATAAAGACACACAGATAACAACTATAATATCTGGACAAAACATAAGTTTAACTAGAACAGTTAATCAAAGTGCAAAATTAAATCTTAATGGTTCTGGTAGTTATACAGTAATACTTATACAAGATGGAGTATCTAATACTGTTAAGGTTAATGGCGGTTCTTCAACAACAATAAAAATAACTCAAGGATCGTGAAAAAAGTATTATTAGTTTTACTTATAGTTCTATTACTTCCATTTGTTATGCAAGTTAATATTTTAGAAATATTAAAATTAAAAACATTTGATGCTTTAGTTCCTGACCAAGAACCTTCTGGATACTTCACAATACTTAATATTACAGAAGATGATATAAGTAAAGAAGGCGGTTATCCATTACCAAGACAAAGGCTTGCAGAGGTGCAATCGCAGTTGATACAAAAGGGAGCTTTAGGTGTTGGCTGGGTAATCGCTTTTCCACAACCTGATAGATTTGATGGAGATGAAGAGTTTGCAGAATCTTTATCTTATGCTCCTAGTGTTTTGGCAATGTTTGAAAATAACAATCAATCATTTCCTCCTACAACAGGAACAGTAATATTAGGTGATGAACCACAAGGTATATCTGCACAGGGTGTTATACAAAATATAGACATACTAAAACAGAACGCTAATCAAGGTATAGCAGTAGCTAGAACTGATGTAGATAGTTTAGTAAGACGTTTACCATTACTTTTAAAAACTAATGATGGATGGGTATCTGCATACGGAACAGAAGTATTAAAAATTTTAGTTGGTGCAGATACATATGTTATTAAATCTAATCCTAATGGGATAGAAGAAATAAGAGTTAGAGGTTTGCCTCCAGTTAAAACAGATAGTCTTGGTAGAAAGTGGTTAAGTTTTGTAGATACACCACAAACTAATTTACAAGAAATGAATGTTAAGGGAAGGTTTGTATTTGTGGGTTTTACTGCTAAAGGAATAATGCCTCAAATAGCAGTACCAAATAACAAGTTACTTGAGCCTCACAAAATACAAGCTGCTTTAGCAGAGTCAATCTTAATACAAGATAGTCCATATATACCTGATTATGCATTAGCCTTAGAAATAGTTATATTGATATCGCTGATAATGCTTACCTGGCTATTAATAAATATTTTTGGAATTACAACAGGAATTATAACAACCAGTTTTTTATTTTTATCTGTAAGTTTTTTTGGATACTATTTAATACAACAAGGACTTTTAATTGACGTTACTTGGGCATTAATATCACAATTTATTACAGGCTCAACAGCATTTTATTTAAGATTTAGGGAACAATATAAACTTAGACAACAAATTAAAGGACAGTTTGGTAAATACCTTGATCCTAGAATGGTCAAAAAGCTACAAGATAATCCAGAACTTTGTCAGGTAAATGGTAAGCGTGTTGATTGTTCTATTATATTTACAGACCTTAGAGGTTTTACTAGCCTATCAGAGTCAGTAGAACCTGAAATGGTAACGTACATAATGAATTCTGTATTAGATGTACAAGTACAAGCAGCTAATAAATATTTTGGTTGTACTGATAAGTTTATTGGAGATTCTGGTATGTTTCATTGGAATACAATTATTCCACAAGATAATCATCATAATCTTGCTTTACAGGCTGCAAAAGAAATAGAAAAGAATATTGACCAGTTAAACATTAAATTTGCAAAAGAAGACATACCTAAAGTTGCTATAGGAATAGGTGTAAATTCAGGAGTTTGCATAGCTGGTAACTTTGGTGCAACAGATAGGTTTGCTTTTAGTCTTATTGGTGATCCTTGTAATGTAGCTGCTAGATTAGAATCAAGCACTAAGGTTGCTGGAGTAGGAGTTTTGATAGGCGAAGAAACTGCCAAATATAGTGATTTTAAGCTACAATTATTAGAACCTATAGAAGTTAAAGGTAAAGCTAAACCACTACAGGTTTATACATGGGCATAAGATATGAGTAAAGTTTTAATAGGTATCATTGCAGTTATGACAATAATTGGATATTTTCTTTGGAATGAAAATTCAAGATTATCTGCTTTAAATCAAGCATTTGAATTAAGAGATCAAGAACAGAAAGCTGCTATTGAATCTTTGCAAAGTGATTTTAAATTGCAAACAGAAGGCTTATTAGAAATACAAAACAAAAATCAATCTATACAGTTAGAAATGTCTAGATACTTAGATATATTTAAAAGACATGATTTAACAAAACTTGCAGCAGCTAAACCATCTTTGCTAGAACCAAGGGTAAATAAAGGAACAAAGAATGTATTTGATAGTATTGAAGAAGACAGTCGCAGCATTGATGATCTTGATGATGGTCTCCAGTTGCAGTCTGTTTCCAAGTAAACAAAACGTACAAATAACTACTAAGCCTTTAGAAAGGCAAATAGTACAACCTGTTATGCCAAGGCAGATTGATTTAAAAGAGCCATATTGGTATGTAGTTTCTGATAAAAATGTAGATGAGTTTCTATCAAGAGTAGAAAAAGAACATGGACAAATAGTTTTTTTTGCTATGTCTGTACCTGATTATGAAATCATGTCATACAATATGCAGGAGTTAAAAAGATATATAAATGAACTTAAACAAGTTGTTGTCTATTATAAAAAGGTTACTACAAATAAACCTGATACAGGGGAGTAATATGAATATATCACAAGAAGGAATAGCTTTAATAAAGAAGTTTGAAGGTTGTGAATTAGAAGCATATAGAGACTCAGTAAATGTTTTAACAATTGGTTATGGACATACTAAAGATGTTAAAGAAGGCGATAAGATAAACCAAGACGAAGCAGAACATCTATTACAAGAAGAAATGCCTGAATATGAAGGCTATATCAATGATATGGTTAAAGTGCCCTTAAAACAGAACCAATTCGATGCTTTAGTTTGTTGGGTTTATAACTTAGGACCAACTAATCTTGGTGAGTCAACATTACTAAAATTACTTAACGCAGGTGATTATCATACAACACCATCACAAATTAAAAGATGGAACAAAGCTGGAGGAGAAACATTGCAAGGATTAATTAGACGAAGAGAAGCGGAAGCATTGCTTTTTGAAGGCAAGGAATGGATTGAGGTCTAGAATGCCATTAGCAAAATTTGTTTTTAAACCAGGAATAAATAAAGAAGGAACTAACTACTCTAATGAGGGTGGTTGGTTTGACTCTGATAAAGTAAGATTTCGCAAAGGGCGACCAGAAAAGATAGCAGGATGGGAAAAAAATACTTTAAATAATTTTCAAGGCACTTGTAGAAGCTTGCATTCTTATAGAGACCAAGGACAAACAGATTATGTTGGAGTAGGTACACATTTAAAATATTATCTTAAACAGGGTAATAATTTTAATGATATAACTCCTATAAGAAAAACAAGCACAAATTCAATAACTTTTGCAGCAACAAATGGTTCTTCTACTATAACTGTAACTGATTCAAGTCATGGTGCAGAAACAGGAGATTTTGTTACATTTGCACAAGCAGTAAGTTTAGGTGGATTAATAACAGCAGATGTTTTAAATCAAGAATATGAAATATTAAAAACTTTAACTACTAATACATACACTATAACAGCTAAAGATACAGACGGAAATACAGTTACAGCAAACTCAGATGATATCAATAATGGTGGTTCAGCAGTAGATGGTTCTTATCAAATAAGTATAGGTTTAGATGTTTTTGTTAAAGGAACAGGTTGGGGTGCAGGTACTTGGGGTGCAGGCACATTTGGTTCAGTAAGTCCTATATCAGCTTCTAGTCAGTTAAGATTATGGTCACAAGATAATTTTGGAGATGATCTTATATCTTGTATTAGGGGTGGTGGCATATTTCTTTGGGATGAAAGTGCAGGTGCTACACAAAGAGCGGTAGCTTTTTCAGATTTATCAGGTGCAAGCAATCCACCTATTATTGCTTTACAAATAATGATGTCAGACGTAGACAAACATATTATTTGTTTCGGAGCTAATACTATAGGTGCATCAACAGCAGACCCTTTGTTAGTAAGGTGGTCAGATAAAGAAAGTTCTATTGATTGGACACCTACATCAACTAATCAAGCAGGTGGTGTACAGCTATCACAAGGCTCTACAATTATTGGTGCATTACGCACGAGACAAGAAATACTTATATGGACTGATGTAGGTATAGTATCTATGCGTTTTGTAGGTGAACCATTTATATTTTCTTTTTCAGAAGTAGCACAAGGTCCTTCACTTATAGCACCTAATGCAGCAGTTAATGCCAATAACAGAGTTTATTTTATGGATAGGGGTGGATTTTATTCTTACTCAGGAAATGCACAAAGACTGGCTTGTACTGTATTAGATCATATATATTCAGATATAAATCTAGGTCAACAATTTAAAATATTTGGAACATCAAATGAAAACAATAATGAAGTCATTTGGTTTTATCCTTCAGCTAATAGTTTAGAAATAGATAAATATGTTATTTATAATTATTTAGAAAATACATGGTCTATAGGAACTACATCTGATGGCTTTACAAGAACTGCATGGATAGAAGCACCTTCATTAGATTTTCCATTAGCTGCTGCTAAAACAACAGGCACTAATACTAACTATCTCTACAATCAAGAAGTAGGACATAGTAATGATGGTGAAGCATTTACTGCTTACATAGAGTCTAGTGATTTTGATTTAGCTCCAGACGGAGAAAGATTTACATTTATATCTAAATTAATACCTGATATTGAATTTAGGGATCAACAATCAACAAGTGATAGTGTTACTTTTACTATTAAAGGTAGAGATTATCCTTTACAAGATTTATCTACTTTACAAACTATAAACGTAACACCAGCCTCTACATTTGAAAATACAAGAGCTAGAACTAGACAAGCAGCTATGCGTATATCTAATTCATCTAGTGATTATGGATGGAGATTAGGAGATTTAAGATTAGAAATTAGACCAGACGGAAAAAGATAATGGCTCAAATAAAAACAGTACCATTACCAGCACCAGATATAGAATATGATTCTAATAATGAAGCAGTTACAAGAAGAACAATAGAACAAGCAATAGAAAGTATAAATACAAAAATTACTAATATACAAAAATTACAAGATTCAGTTACTAGTAAGTCTGTTATACGCAAACAATTTTTATTAATGGGAATAAAACATGGCTGATATATTAAAAGTATTAGGTCAATTAGACCCAGCAGCTACAACAACAACAGTTTTATATACTGTGCCTGATATGACACAGACTACAATTAGTTCTATTGTGGCAGCTAATCGCACAGGATCAGCTATAACTTTTAGACTAAGCGTTCATGTAGCTGGTGCAGGTGCAGATGATAAACAGTTTTTATATTATGACAAATCAGTTGCAGCTAATGACTCATTAGCTATAGTTATAGGTATAACCCTTAATCAAACAGATGTATTAAAGGTTTATACGAGTGCAGTTAATATGAGTTTTAATGTGTTCGGATGTGAAACCTTAGAGGAAAGGTAATGAAATATAAAATTAAATCTGGTGATACATTAAGTCAAATAGCTAAAGATAATAATATTTCTTTAAAAAAATTAGCTGAACTAAATAATATTAAAGATGCTAATAAAATATTTGCAGGTAAAACTTTAGATATTCCTAGTCGTGAAAAACCTAAAACAAAAAAATCTTCTAGTGTAGAAAAAGTAAATCAATCTGATCCATTTTTTATACAAGAAGAAAGTGGTGCATTCAAAAGTACAAGACCTAAATCTACAACACCTAAACCTACAACTGTAGTTACACCTGCAGTACAAGAAAAAAAAACTATAGAAAAAGAATCTTTTTTGCCTATAAATATAAGACAAATTTTTAATCCTGGACAAAACAGAACAGAAAAAGATTTATCAAAAGAAGAAAGAGATGTTTTAAAAAAAGTTATAGCTAGAAGTCAAACACCAGAAAGAATAGCCGAAAAAGAAGAATCAGGTTTAAATCCTTATGCTATTGAGTATAAAGATTATGAAAGTACACAAGAAGGTGCTCAATATGCCGATGTTGGTGGAGACATGGGTCTATTAGGATTATTAAATAAATTACAAAATCCTGCATACAATTTAAAAACTTTTTTAGGTCAAGCTTCAGCTATACCACAAGAAGATGGTGGTTATAGAATACAAGATGTTTACGATTTTAAACCTAAAACAAGAAGGCAAGGATTAGGTAAATTTGAAGATTATTTATCTAGTGTAGGTGAAGCTGGATTTAATCCTTACAGTCAAGTAAGAAATTTTATGGGTTATTATGGACCTCAAGAAGGAACAGGTGAGGGTGGTAGAAGTGATATTAGAATAATGCAACAAGGTGGAGATACTATGGATATACAACAACAAACTAAAAACGTAGCAGCACAAGGTCGTTATGGCGATTCTATGTTACTGCACGTTAATCCAGCAGAGGTTAAAG